TGTCATTCCAGGGAGTAAGCTTGGTGTTGCTCGAGCTGCGAATCTGCACCCGCTCGGAGCTTCTGGATCACTGGCCACTCAATTGCATGAGGGCTTCCATCTGATTATGAGTCAGGTTGCGGCCAAGTATGGCACCGAGGGGAGGAAAAATCTCACCGAGAACATGCTACGTCACCTGAAGTTGGTTGATCACGAAGCTCACAGTGCTCTGGCCTCCTTCGTCAGGTATCGTTTCCCTTCGACCCCCGGTGATCCATTTGTGTTTGCTAGGGAGGAGAGTTTGACGTACCTCCTGAACTACCTCAATAGCCCCGCCGAGCGTGAACGATTTCACGAACGCCAGTTACACGACCCAAACGAGGCTCGCGATTTTGGAGTCAAGATGAAGCGAGCTTATCGGCATCTAAAGAATATGGCAGAGACTGAGGTGACACCACTATGGGTCTTGCCTCCGCATCTGCGCTCGAAAGCGGAATGGGATCAGCTGTTCGAAAAAAGCGAAGGCGGCAATCTTCAGGGGGAGTTGGAAATACCTGGAGTAGCCCTGGAAATGCTCGGTTTTAGCCCCAGAATGACTGCGATTTTTGAAGCAGCCCGCTTCCTTGCCGGCGGTAAGGTCTTGGACGCTACAGAGGCCCGTAAGGCTCTCTATGAGCAAGACGGAGACCTGGAGGCCGCCGCCCTCCGAGCGTACAAGTTACCAGAGGATGAGTCTGGCATACGGGCTCTGAGGTCGGTTCTCAGTATCTCGCGATTAGGAAAGGGCGAGGACAAACTGCCCCAAGGTAAAGAGATAGAGCCAGCTACACTTGAAGGGCGTCCAGCGGCTGATGCTATCCAACGAGCTTTCGATGCTGGGCAAGTTCGGGCGATCAGGCTTAATGGTAAGCACAGCAGCGGAACTCTACTTGCAAGGGATCCGGAATCTGAAATTTCCTATCTACTCAAGCCCGGCTCCGGTGAGAGTCCTGCGGCAGGAGTAGAGGAGGATAGTGCCAGCCAAAGCCGTCGCGAGGCAGCCTTTTGGTATGCTGCTCAGGCTTTTGGTGTAGAGGATTCGATTCCTCGAGCAGACCTCGTTTTGATCGATGGTCGTGAATATGCCGTTCTCCGGGTGTTGCCATACACGTACTCAAACCTAGAGAAAAAGACTCAGAACGATCCGGGTCTTGCTCCAAGGGCTTTGGCTGCTTATCGAGACAACGGGACCCTACACAAATGGGCGGTGCTCGACTACGTTTTCGGTAACGTTGATCGCCACGGCCAAAACCTAATGATCGACGAGGATAACAAGACCATAGCCCTCATCGATCATGGCTCTGCATTTGCCGGAAGGGAGTTCGACCCGGCCTATGACAGGAACAGCTTTGTCCCCTTCTACCTCAGGGCCTGGACGGGGCGGCGCTTTAACAATTTGCCGCTTAAAGAGAAACTCAGTGTTATGCCTGAGACTTCGGAGTTGGTCAGAAAAGAGTTGAAGAGCTGGCTTGATGGTCTCCACGCTGATCGGCTCGAAGGTGTGCTGACTAGGTACGGGATCGACCCAGCCCCTTCAGTTCAGAGGCTAGCCAAGCTTAAAGTACTGGCTGGCACTATGCCAGTTGACAAAGCCATTAACCGTTTGTGGGTGACCACGTAAGAGAGATCAAATGCCACTAAGTGATTCCCAGAAGCAGTCCGTTAACAAGCTGTGGTCTAAGCTTGTGTCTTTCCTTGGCTTTCGGCCGTTCGAGTTCAACCTCGGAGATACCGTTGCCGCCTTAGAAACTGGGGTTTCCACTCTCGAAAACGGGGTTTCCGCTCTCGAACCCGGACGAAGCCTGGCAACACAGGGCATCACCGGGGAGCTTTCCCTCGAACCCGCTGCTCCGGCCACCAGCGCCGTCGGTATGCCTTCGCGATATCTACCGCTCTCGATACCAGACGCAACCCGCCGTCCCATCCAGAAACGGTTGACCGCCTTCGAAGAGGCCTACAAGCTGATTTGCGATGCGGCGGATTATGAGGCCTCGGCCGTCGAGAGATCGAACAGCTTCGACCGTTGGAAGGCTGTCTTGCGCGCCGCCGCGAGGGAAGAAGACTTCGAGGCTGACGCGGTCCACCGCCGCCAGTTGCTTGGCCTGCTTCTCAATGCAGCGTCTGGTCGAGACATCGGGTCCGTCGATCCAGGAGCGCTCAATGCGTTGCGCGAGGGTTCGCGAGTACTGCGGACACCCTGCCCAAGCGAACTCGATTTTCGGACATCGTTCCGCCAGATCGCTGAGCAGGGTCTCTCGGGCTCCATTCTGAAAACGGTGGACGCCGAAGCATCGGAATTGAACCGCGTCGAGGAGTTCATTGACGGATTGCTGAACGAAAAATGACGCCTTGGCTCTTCGATACGGACATGTGCGCCCGAAACCGCGAGGTGCGGGTGGTCGACCGACGGGCGGGAACCTTCTGCGGTTTCATTGCCGCTGATCACGCGCAATGGCGCGGGGCGTTCGGCGCCGGTCACGTTTACGGATGTTGTCGCGTTGATCGGGGTCGGTCGCGTTCATCGCTCCCTCTCAAGGCGCAGCTGCTCGTCGAGATGTTGGCTGGCAGCAATCAATTCCTGAGCGATGACCTGCAGGCCCTTCCGTCGCTCTGCCTTGTGCATCATCCTCTTGAGTTCCCGATGGGTCTTGGCCGTACGTCCATTGCGCTCGTTGGAACGGAACCCATTGAACACCAGCATCTCTTTCATTGGAAGAGTCCTTATCGCTTGGGGGAGTTGGGGCCGCTGAGGGGGTACTTGCGCTGGGGCTGGTTGGGTCTCTGGGGCTTGGGAAGCTCCAGGGGCTGACTCACTGCCTCGCTCTGCTTCTTGAAGAAGGTGTACCAATCGTACGTGGGCCACAGCATTGTTTCTCCTTAGCGGCTGTCGTTGGCCAAGAGGCGTTTTTTGAATTCTTTCTTGCTGCACAGCTCATAAGCGCCAACAATCACTGTTGCTCCTGGGCTGTACAAGTCCCCACCATCGATTAGCTCCACTGTGATATTCCCAGATGGCAGACGGAATAGTACTTTACATGCAAGTCCATTGAGCTGACTTCCTGGAGCCCAAATGTACCTTTTGTTGCCTCTGCGTACCGTGTCTTTCATGGAGCCTACTGTATCAAAGCGCTGAGGAACTGTCAAGAGGCTTGCGTCGGCCCTTTTTCTTTGGCGGTTCGACTGGGAGGTTTTCGGTATTTGCGAGAATGCCGTCGAAGTCAGCAAGGGCGACCGTCAGTCTCTCGTATTCTGCGTGCATAAAGCGGGCGTGGTCGTGAATTGCTGCTGGACTCAAAAGGAATTCCAGGATAAGTCCACGAGCTGTTTCTTGCTCTTCTACGGTAGGCGACCAGCATGACTGCGGAGCGTAAATGTTGACCTTGAACTTTTTGACGGCTTCAATTGATTCAGCCCATGACCCACTGAATGTAAACCACCCGGCAGCTTCCTGAATGGATATAGTGAGTTTACTGCCGTCTCTTTCTATCGTGTAATGCGGTATTCCGTGATGGCGCAGGAGTCTGGTCTTGGCCTTGTTAGAGTACAGCCGTTTGCGCGAGCGAGGACATGGGAAGCCCCCGGCAGTCGAGTGGGTATCAAGGGCGATACCGTACTTTGGTGCGAGGTAGGCTCGAGCATCTTGACCGCATTGTGGACAGTGCATTTATCCTCCAAGGGCATTGCTAAAGAGTCAGTCGGCAATTGGTCAGATAGCCAGCCCCTGGCGTCACTCTGATTTCGTAGCCATAGCAAGCACTCAGGTCTCTGGTGATCCCCATGTCCCCAAGAGTCGAGACCATCACAACCCGCACAGTGGCGCCAGCCTTCATGATGCAATGGCCAGAGAAGAAAATGTCTTTGGCTAGTTCCGCATAGGCCTCAGGCTCGTAGATTTTGGGAAGTTTTTGACTCCAGTTGCGCTCGCCGCTTTCCATGAAGCGAAATGCGGCAGTGTAGTGCTCGTCCTTGGAAGTGCAAAGTTTGTCGAAAAGTACGTCATATAATTCTTGTTCGGTCATGTTAGCCTCGGTATGCGCGTCGTTCGTCACCACGTCGAGCCTGGAAGAAATCGTACAAGTCAGCGAGCACCGCACCCCGGGGGTCCATGTCGCTGCGAATGGTGGGGCGGTAGCCACCCTCGGCCATCAACATCTCGCAGAAAGGAACAGCGCTGAACTCCTGGCACAGTGAGTCGGCCATGGCCATGAGCTTGTGATAGGGGCGGCGGTCGGGCAGATTGGCAGCCACGAGCCCCATCAGCTCCACCGCCTGAATCCTCATCTGCTCAGCCTGCTTCTTCATCTCGCTCTTGGTCATTTGCTCTCCTTGAATGAACCTACTGTATCAAAGCTCAGAGAAACTGTCAAGCGGCCCCACTCATAGAGCGGTAATCTTGATTACATGCCCAAGATACCAATCGCGCAAAAAGAAGAAATGACCCGTCTTTACTTAGCTGGGTACACCATGGAGGAGGCAGGCAAAGCCGTGGGGCACGACAAGTATGCCTGTTACAGAGCTATGAAGGCCCTTGGGGTAAAAGCCAGAGATGCCTCTACTGTACAGCAGCTACACCCGTTAAACTGTGATTTCTTCGATGAAATCAAAACAGAAGAGCAGGCTTACTGGCTTGGCTTTATCGCGGCTGATGGTAATGTCTGTGGCAATTTATTCCAAATCGACTTGGCTGTTGCGGATCGCCCGCACCTAGTGAAACTGAAGGTTGCTATAGGCTCCGGACATCCAATTGTCGATAGGCTGAACCGTAGGACTAATACGATACAGTCGCGTTTTGCAGTAAGCAATCAGAGGTTGGTGTCTGGGTTGCATAAGTCAGGTATACACCCAAGGAAAACAGCAGACTTCACGCCGCCCTCGTTGCTCCCTGAGTTGCAACGGCATTTTTGGAGAGGTATGGTTGACGGAGACGGTAGTGTCTATGAATCAAAAGGGAAATGGTATGTCTCTTTGACTGGAACCAAAAACACATGTGAGGTGTTTGCTGCTTGGGTGAAGAGCTTTGTCAATACAAAAACCTCTGTCCTCCCAGGGAACGGTGTCGTGTGGCAAATTACGTTCAGCGGCGTCTCGCTCCCGCAGAAGATCGCTCAGGCGCTCTACGGTGATTGTACGGTGGCCCTAGAGCGTAAACTGGAGAGGTATCGGCAATTGATGAAGGCGACTCACAAACAAAGAGACTGGTCTCATTTGGACAAGGAGACAATCTTGGCTATGAAGGGTGAATCCGATAAAGGGTGGAAGAGTAGGGCTGCTAGATCGTTGGGGATGCATCCATCCCAATTTTCCCGGCTGTGTCGGGCGCGAGGTGTATTGTGAATGTCCCTGAAGAGCAGATAGTTTACAAGAAAAAAATCGGGAAGCTAAACGGAGACCCGGTGATTGAGGTGGCTACTAAAGGGGGGCTACATCTTGTCGTCTCTGTTCATGGGAATAAGGTGACCAGCCTCGGTGCGGGGCCGCACAAAGCCGTCGCTAGACATATCGCCAAGAAGAAGGCTCCCGACATCCAGTTCACCGAGCTGTCGAAGAGCGACGAGATCGAAGAGTATCTTTTTGAGTGGTGCTTGCCCAAGTACGAAGCTCTAACAGACGCCCTACGCGCAGCTCGAGAAACTCATGTTGATTAAGGCAGGAACACCAATCGGAATCCGTACCCGTATCTTCGACCCTGACGGGAATCGTGTCGGTAATGTGTTTTGGCTCGATACTGTCACAGGAAAGCTGGGGATGTGGCGGCTGGTAGCTCCAGGTAAGATCCTAGTTGAGGACGGTCACCTCGTGTCTGATGAGGTTGACGGTACTGGCTACACTTATCAAATCGCTGATGGCCCCAGGTTACCAATCAAGGAGTAAAACGTGGCCGACACCCCACAGAGCTACCTTACAGATTTGCCCAATTCTCAGGTCAGCTTTGATATTGAGGCGTTCGACGACGCAATCCGAAGCCACGGGGTGCTGTTTACGCACTGGCGAGCGATGCGCTGTCCCGTTGGCCTAGTGGACCCCTACGATCCACGCCGACCTCATGATGATCACAGTGGGTGCAGTAACGGCTATCTCTATACAACCGCCGGGAATGTCACGGCTTTGTTTGTGGGCAACTCCATGGAGACCACTATCGCCCCAGAAGCTGGGGTGTTAGATGCAGCCTCTGCCCAGATCACGATCCCGAGGTTCTACGACGGTAGTTCTACCCCGGTCCACGTAGCTCCATTTGATCGTCTATATCTATCGAATCCTGAGATTTTGGTCCCGAATTGGCAGACGTTCCGGCACTCAGGAACGGCAAGAGACAAACTCTCGTTCCCGGCAGAAGAAGTGCAAGACCTAGTTGACAGTTTCGGTCGTCGCTACCAACAAGGTGTGGACTTTGAGGTGCGTGGAGGCGTCATTCACTGGGGGGCGAACACACCGGGAATGGACGCAACTAGTGGCAAGGGACTTGTTTGTTCGGTTCGCTACAACTACAGGCCGTATTGGTACATTAAGCGCCTTCTACACGAGATTCGAGTGACTCAGGCGGACGACCAGAAGACCGGACGCAGGGTGCTGACTCGGATGCCCCAGGCAGCGCTCCTTCAGAGAGAGTACGTCTTCGAAAAGGAAGCGAACGATCCAGAGGCCCCAGATCCCAATAGCCTCAGGCAAGTGCCCCTACCCGAGGAGACAGGGTGGCGGTACTAAAGCTTCTTCTTTCTTTGACGCTCCACTCGCTTTCTTTCTGTGTTGCATTCATCTTCGTCGAGCCACATCGGGTCTTGCGTCTTGTCGTGTCTTACCCAGTGTTCACCGAATGGGGAGTCTGTCGTGTCTCGTTCGTCGAGTAGCCTTATCTCTCCGCACCCGGTACAGACACCAAATCTCATGGTTTGAATTTTCAATTTCAACTCCTAGAGAGGATACACTGCGCTGTACCAGGAGGTGCAGTTTTCTACGTAACACCCTACTTTGGACAGCGCATCATTCATCGCGTTGTACTCGTCGTATTGTTCATAGTCAGGATTGAAGGCGTAGCTGTGGCAGCCTCCATCATGGCAAATGACCAGTAAGCTCTTGTGTCCGTACTTCTCACCCCGAGCTTCCCATTCGGCTGGGGTGTAGAAGACTTTACAGCCACCTGAATGGTAGAGCCCCCTCTTCTTCAGGTGGGCGACGATAACTTCCGCCGCCTTCCGGCCTTTGGCGCTCAGTCCCTCTGGAATCTTGAAGGTATCTTCTGTCACGGTTTCCTCCGTTGTTGAAATACACTCTACCAAAGCCCAATGAACTTGTCAAGTGGAGACAATCTTTCTTGGTGCGAGGAACCCATGGACGAACGAAAATTCGCTTTCCTAATCGCTGTGCTCGGGGTGGATGGTGCTCGAGCTTTGCGGAAGGCTGTCGAACGCAGCTCTGAGTGCGAGACTGTTCTCGTGCCTCGTGCGATCTTAGCGTGGCTAGCACTTCCACAGGAGGAGTACGAGGGCGATCTGCCGGGGATCGAAAATACCTACTGCTCCTTCAAGAAAAGCGAAAATGGCTTCGACGGCTCCGTAACCATGGGAAAGGACGTATACCAGTTCCAGGGGGCTAGCCAACTGCACTTGGCCTCTGCAATCGCAGTCTCTATCGGAGTAGATAGCGACCGCCCCCACCCTTCTCTTCGTGACCTCGATCTGGTCCGCCTTGGAAAGAGCATTGACCTCCTGGCGAAGGCCCGTTATGTAGCCGAGCGCTTAGCGAAAAGTAGGTCTCTCGAGAAAGCCATCTCGTTGATCCCCCCAGGTCCAGAGGTTCGGGAGCCTAAGGCAGCGACGGCCAAAGTCTACGACTACAGCCACGTCCTGCCAGAACGCCGTCGTAAGGACGGTTATAGACTACAGGTTCGCCACCGCCCTGAGTCAGGGACTGTCACCGCTCATATCTTCAAGGGGCCTCTTGAGGTAGGGCAGCTCAAGGGGAGTCACGAGAACGGGGCCCTGTCCATCGAAGACGCCGAGGTACAGGAAGCTCACCAAAACAAGGGGCTCGGTACCGCCCTTTATGAGTCCTTGATGGCGCACGCCAAACACAGCGGGATCAACAAGATCGCTGGAGGCGTCCACTCGAGTATGGCCTCAGCTGTCCATCAGAAGCTCAGTCGCAAGCATGGTATGGAGTACAAGCAAACCCCGACCCCATTCCCTCATTTGGCCTCGCCAGAACCTGGACCGTATGATGGGCGTTATGGCCCATATGAGTACGCGATCAAGGAAGAGGTTCCGGCCAACGCAAAGAAGACCGAGGCCCCAGGTCCGGCTCACGCGCCTACTTCTCCGCAAGAGCCTCAAGCACCTATGGCGCCGACTGTGCAAGCTCAGAAGGGGCCGGCTGTGTCCACAGCTAAACCCAAGCTACCCAAGACACTTAAGGTTACCAAGAGTCAAAGCAGGAGAAAGTGTTCTATTTGTGGACTGCCGCAGTTTCGTGGCGACACCTTTAGAGGTTGTCTGTGTCTATCCGACCTCGCTAAGCATGCCAGCTCAACACCTAATGGCGACGGTTACCTGATCACCTTCAGGGCCGAATGGGACAAGGATGCCCTCGAGACATTGCTCGAGGCTATCAATGGGACTAAGTAATGGTGTCCAACTATCTCATTTATGGACTTGTGGATCCGCGTAATGGTCATCTTCGATATATTGGTAAGTCGTCGTCCGGGCTTAAGAGACCTCGATACCATAGTTGGCCGAGTTGTCTAAAACGAGAGACGAGTTATAAGACAAATTGGATCAAAGGATTGGTGGCGGCTGGATTGAACTATCAAGTCGTAGTTATCCAGGAATTGGATGGCCCGGAAGGACTCGGAGAGGTAGAAACTGGTTGGATACGGTACTTCAGAGAGACCGGCCACCCCCTCACTAACTTGACTGATGGTGGAGAGGGCGGCTATCTCTCGGAAGACACGAGACGTAAAATATCTGCCAAAAGTAGAGGAAGGAAGATGCCCCCTCGCTCGGAGGAGTATCGGAAAAAGCAGAGTTTGGCTCACATGGGGCGTGAGTTTTCTAGGGCGCATTGTGATAAAATCTCTCTTGCTCGTACTGGAGTCAAGCAAGGGCCGCATTCAGAACAGCATAGATTGAACTTGGCGAGAGCGCAAGGAGCGAAGCCGTTTGTTTGTGTGGAAACAGGCGAGCGATTTGAGTATGCCGTCTAGGCAGCGCTCAAGCTAGGTTTAGACGACTCCCTTATTGGTATGGTCCTTAAAGGCAAAAGGAAAACTACCGGGGGGTATACTTTCAAGTATGTCGAGGTGACAAATGGCGAACAATAAACCTCTAGCCCCCCAGTGGCTGGGCCGTCCGATTCTCGAGGGCGGGCATGTTTCTGACCTTGAAACTCGAGCAGCAATTCATGAGTTCCAAAATCGCCTTCCGAGAGCAGAAGCGGAAGCCAAGGCATATGAAGACTACGTCAAGGAGCAGAGACAGCGAGCTGCTGCGCATCACTTGGCTGGAATGCGGGCCTCTCAGGCTACTGGTAACAGCACAGACGCTTACAAACATTTTTTGCTATACGACCTCCATATGAAGGCCCTGGGCTTCGAGCCTATTGGGCCCGTCCCTCCTGAGATAGGGAGGCGCATTGAAGGAGATGAACGACCGGAACTGTACAAGTTCAAAGCTCACCGTGGCGACCTGTATGCACTGAACGATCAGAAAGCCAAGGAACCACCAGCCAAGGCACTCGAGCCCGTAGAGAAGTCTGAGCTAAAGAAGGGGGATGTCGTCCAATTTCCTGGGAACCCCAAGCCGGTACATCGGTATCATGCCATGCCTCGTTATGAGGTAGACGAAAACGATCAGGTGTCTTTGGTCCAAGACAAGGCGATGTACAATCGAGCTGCAGCTGGCTCGGTCCCAGATTTTCAGGAACCCAAGTTGGCGGCTCGTGCAATCGCTAGCGGGCGCCCAGGGACGCATAACACCTATGATTACAGTCATTTACTCACGCCAGATGCCCAGCAAAATGGTTATTCCTTGATGGTCAACCATACCCCTGGTCATTTCGATAACTATATACATGCCGAAATATTGCATGGAGGCAAGCGTGTTGGCACTGGTTCTGCATATCCAAGTTCAGAGCCTAGTGTTCAACCCTTTGTGATCGAATCGAGCCAGCACTATCCGGTTGTCGAAGCCAACTTGGAAGCTATGCGTGGTGCGATCAAGAACCACCAGAACTGGGTAAAATTCGCCAAGAGTGAATTGGAGAAGGCCGAGCGTACCTGCCAATGGCGTCTAGGTGAGCGCCGTTGCAAGAACTCTGGCTCGCGCAAGGTAGGTGACCGCTGGTTTTGCCACCACCATGAGAACCACTGGGCCAACAAGATTGACCAGCCCAAGCTTCGCAAGTCTCTTGAAGACCTGTTCAAGGCAATCACACCAGAAGACCTTGAGCGTCTTCCTCCAGAGACCCAGGTGTTGTGGGATCTCTACCATGAGCTAGGCGGATCCGCTACCGAGCATACAGCTGAGAATCCGGCTTCTAAGTTGAGGGGCTTTAAGCCCGGCTTAGGAACGGGTAGTGCTCTTACAACTGGTACTTGCAATTATTGCGGTATTCCTTCGAGGGTTTTCAGTCTCCAATTGTTTGATGGACCGGTCAGTAAAGGTAAGGGTATTTGTCAAAAGTGCCTTAACGCTTGGTATAATGGAGAAAAGTCTACCAACAAGGCTATCGAAAATAATAGAGCGCGGACAGGGCGGCCAGAGAAGACTTTGAAACAAATGATTCATCACAATGACGAAGAAATCTCTGATGAGACCATGGCCCAGACACCAGTTGGAAAGGCCTTGAAGGAACTACACACCCTCTTCCCAGAGCTGAGGAAGGGCTGGCCCAAGAACGATAAGGAGAACAAGGAGAACTACGAGAACAACGCCGTCCTTCAAGACCTCCTTCAGGAGCAAGGAAGAGAGGTTGAGCTACCAGCTAGACCCCAGTGGGATCCAAGTCAGGGAAATTATAGCCCATTTGATGAGCACTTGCGGCGAGCGGGTTTCAATCATCTACTACCCGCTAAAGGCGGCCCCCTCGCTCTTCAATCTAGGATCGCAGAGCTAACTCAACGAGGTGCGCCCCCAGAGCACATTCATCAGCTCAAGCAAGTCCACAGAATGTGGCTCAAAGGAGGGTTCGCAGGGAGCGATGGTGGGCAAACCACAGACAGTGCCTTGGCAGATGTCGATCACGAAACGACCGAAGCTAAGTGGTACGCGGACAACGCGAAGGCTACCAGAGCCGGGAAAAGGGGCGTCTCCTCGATCCCAACAGGCAGGAAGAAGAAGCAGTATCCCCCACACGCAAGAGAGGCTGCTGTCCCTAAATATCAGCAGTGGGAGGAGGAGAACAAGCGAATCAACGAGAGCAGCGGGGACGTTGAGAATTGGCTAGCAAGTGAGCATGGTAGCCTTTCTCTAGACAGTCCTGACGACAGACAGAGCCTAGTTGAAGGGATCGTGTCTAGATATAACAATTCTCACAATGTCACACCCGAAGCTGCACATCGTTTTGTTTCTCAGCATGACGGTCGTGCGTTAGACGACCCACAAGACCGCAGCGCTGTAGCTGGTTCCTTGCATGAATGGCTGGGTGGTATAAGGACTTCTGAACAGGCGAAAACTCCAGTCCAGAAAGCCCTTGATCAATTGCACGCTCTATTTCCAGAGCTAAAAAAGGCGGACCCTGCAGCTCTACCGCTCACCCCACCTCCAGTCCAAAAGCCGGCTCTCCACAATAGCGTGGACGGCTTCATGGGCGGACTCAAGGCTTTGCCCAAGGGGAGTCCAGAGCGAGGCAGGTTCATCACCCAGCACATGAACCACGCCCCCTTCCTGGCAGCCCTTAAGACTCACCCGCAGGGGCAGCAAATTCATACGATGCTCACACAGCACCTGAACTCTCGAGCTAACGCCGGCTTCAAGGCTGGGGCGGCTAAAGTCGTTGCTAAGTCAGAAAATCCGTACTCTGTCTTCGATTATGAGACCTGGAAGTGGGTTCCGGCAACTCCAGAGATCATAGCCGATATAAAGAAGGCGGATCGCGAACGTTACCCTGAGCCATTGCCGGAGGTTGGCAATAGAGACGTCCAGTACATTGAACACAACGGCCGTCGTCTAGTCGTACTTCCCGACTACAGACTCACTGAAGTCAGTGAGGAGTTGAAGAAGTACATCAGACAAAAAGGGGGCGAGGAATCTCGCCCCGCAGAACGCTTAGGGACACATACTGAGAAAGAGGATTAAGGGACTTCATTGCAAGGCCAGAGCCCCGAGCTGTAGCGGGCCGTCTGCCAGTCCCAAAGCATCTTCTCGATGGCCACCAACCGGCAGTGTTCGGAACGGTACTCGACGGCTATCGTCCCAAAACCGTCCACGCCCTCAGGGGCTTCAACTAGAGCGAAGCGGTAGTTCTCGCTGACGTCCATTTCGGACCAACCCTGCTTGAGCGGGTCGGCATTCTCGAGGGCTCTTCGGATGCCGTTGGCGAGTCGCGGAGGCACGGGCTCGCTTGTGATCGCAAAGTCCAGGTCGGTCATCCACTCGACTAGTGAATTCTTCAGCAGGTCGATGGTTTCGTCATTGTACATCTTTTCGACCAGCTGCTCGCCCACCTTGAAGACACTGATTTGCGGTTTCATCGAGGCTCCTTTGTGTTGTCCAGTGGGAAGACTGTATCAAACATCATCTGGCATGTCAAGTACGTGTGTTCGAAGAGGCGGCGGCCATCCTTTGTTTGCTGTCAATTTCCAATACCAATCGTTCGATTGCTTCTATGGTGTGCATTTGTCTCCCAAGACTAGCAAAACCTGTCGGTCTCCAAAGTGACGGTCGCCTTCACAATAAAGGCTTTGGCTTCACGAAGAGTGGGGAGTGGGTCCGAGAGGATGCTCTTGTCCTTAGTATAGGAGGCAACCCAACCGAAGTCCAGCTTGCTGACAGTCCAGGTCCCATCGGTCGTTTCGTACTCCCCGCTAGCGATTCGTCGTAGTACCATTCCGCCCTCCACTAAAGCAATGATACACGAATCCTTTGGTTTGTCAAGTCTAGCTCAGGGGCACGGCATACACCGCCCGCACGCGCTCGCCGCGCTCGGAGCGGTTACGTGCGGCCAGAAGACACTCAGCCTCTTTCTGTCCGAAGAGTTCGTCATCGACGAAGCCGCCGATGTAATTGTCGAAGACCTGGACAATCCACTGCTTGTTGAATTCGATTTTGGCCATGTTTTAGCTCCCCAGTGATTCAGTGTAGGGAGACTATACCATTAGCCTTCGCTGTTGTCAACCTCTTCTTCGTTCGCGTAGAAATTGGGGCTATAGTCCACAGAGATCGAGAAGGTCTTCACGGAACCATCCTGGCAACGAACACAGACTCGCCTGACTTGTTCTTCTACGGAAACATACCCGAGTTCGGCGTACTCCTCGGCCGCGACATCTGCGCAGTCGTCTGAGAAGTAAAAGAAACAGCTGCCGTCTTCTTCTCCTTCACTGTCCGGGTTCCAACAAAGATACCTGCATGGTCCTGTCATTTTGCCCTCCATTCGATGACCGCTCGGCACGCCGAGATAAACTCTGAAAGAGTCATATTGTTTTTCATTTTGTTCATACGGGAACCGCAAAGAACGACGTTGTTTAGCGTGTACCCCTGTGTCGAGTCAATACGGTCTATCGATACTCGATTTGGGTCATTTCGGATGAAGGTCAATGGCTGTCCGGTGTATGCGCACAGTCCACTCTGTTGAGACCATAGGGTGTGGAGGTCTGCGATAGTGAGAGCCCAGGTTTTGCCCCTTAGAGGGGCTTCCCGCGAATATCGTTTGTAGACCCCCTCCCAAGAAAGTTCGTAATGCTCGTTGCTCTTCTTTGCGCATTCACGACATTGTCCGTTTAATTTGTCCCAGGCGTTGAAGCACGAATTAAAGGCTGCCAGAGGCTTCCACTCTTTGCACCTGGAACACCACTTGTGCTCTAAGCCATTACGTACTTCATGCGAAACTCGTTGTTTTTGTGGGCGCCGACTAAGAGACAGGCCGTAGTAAGCTACAAGAAAGTAGAGGGTGTGAGGTGACTTGTGCCCCATCATCCGCGCTGCGCTATCTGCAGAGGCGCCACCGGCGTACGCTTCAAGCGCTGGTTTGATTTTTCGATAGTCGAGCGATAATGCTCGGTCGAATTTATTCATCGCGATCAGTTTAGCGGCCCTGTCAACAAGAGTCAAGTCGCCAGTTCTAACCCCCAAAAGCAAATCGGGTTCGATTGCGTCTACCATTTTCTCTGAGGGGTGCTCATCAGCAGACGTAGGCGCATCGATACGGATGATCTTTATGATTCGTCCGCCAGCCGCGCGCAGTGCAGCGGCTTCGTTGGGGAAGCGGGTATCTGGGATAAGGACTCTCTGTGCAGCACCCTTCAAATTTGGTCGTAATCCATTGATTGTGTGCTGGATCCAGTAGTCGTCTTGTATCCTCCGAACGTAGTCTGTGCCGAAAAACTGTGCAACTTGACGAGGGGTATGTGCAACGAGTCCAGCAGGTTGAATCTCGAGAAGGCCTGTAACTGTGCGCATGGTAGCTAGATACAGGTCCATTACGATAGGCTTCTCGAGTGGGGCTTCTTTTAGTTCGTCTGCATACATCTGCTCGTGCGTTAACCCAAAAATATCACACGCCATGTTCTTTAGGGGATCCGCAAAGTGCGTGGTATAAAAGGGAGAGGCTTTGGGCAGTAGAGCCGCTGCCGACTCGACAGCTCTTGCGAAGGTATCTTTGCCGTGCCGCTTTCGTCCTGCAATGCCATAAATCTGAGGCCGTCGAAGCTTTTTGCGATGGTACATAGGGGTACTCCTCCACCCCCTACATAGCAAAACACCCCGGGAATTGATCCCGGGGTGTCAGCGTTCGTTCAGCTGGTGTGCGGTTTACGTCTTGAGAATCAGGTGCCCCTCGGTCTCGTGGTCCACCTGGACCGGAACTCCGGAGTCCGACAGGGCCTGGACCAGCCCCTTGGTTGTCTCGAGGGTGTTCTTGTCGCCTTCGATGAGCAACAGCCGCTGGGAACGGCGCTGCGCCGGGGGAGGCGTCGGGGCCCCCGCCTGTTTCTCTGCCTCCTTCTGGGCAAGCTCGCGCAGCTCGTAGGCTCGGG